CCGAAAGGTTCAGGGAGACGCTTATACACGGATGAAAACCCTAAAGACACAGTTAGCATCAAGTTCGCCACCCCAACGGATGCAAGAAACACAGTTGCAAAAGTTAAAAAGGTCAATAAACCATATGCGAGAAAGATACAGATACTTACTGTCGCTGAACAAAGGGCAAAAGTAATGGGCAAGACAGAAGTAGTTGCCATATTTAAAAAAGCAAAAGAAAGTTTAAAGAAAGCACATGAACGAAGAAAGAAAAAGGTGTAAAACTTGTGAGTGTTACGACTGCGATTGTGAAGATTGTACCTGTGACTGCCACAAAGAAGAGGAAGACATAGAGGGTGTTCCTGTATAAATGATAGAGTTTCTTCTGATATTTATGATTGACAAGCAAATCGTAAATCAGAGTCAAAGATTTAAGGACATTAATAGATGTCTTTATTTTGCAGAAAGACTGCATGACCAACCAGCAATACCAACAGAGGATGGAAGCAAACGTATAACTGCATATTGTAAACCTGTAAGGAAGTAGAATGTTAGCAGAATTAGCAGCGGCAAATGCTGCCTTCGGTGTAATTAAAAGTTTTATAAGCAACGGAAAAGAACTTGCTAGTTGTGGAAAACAGATTTCTGATTTTGTATTTGCAAAAGAGCAGATTGAAAAAAAAGCAAAAAAACAAAAGGCTAAAGGTGTAGGGGGTTCTGAGTTAGAAGAATTTATGGCTTTAGAGAAGATAAAGCAACAAGAAGATGAACTTAAACAAATTATGATTTATGTAGGCAGACCCGGATTATGGCAAGATTGGCAGAGATTTCAGGCAGAGGCTAGAAAGTCAAGAAGATATGCAGAAAAGATGGCTCAAAAAAGAAAACAAGAACTTCTTGAAATAATGGGTTATGGTATAGCATTTATAGCTTTACTAGCATTTGGAGGTATGATACTATACTTTGTAGGTAAATGGACAGGTAAATTATGATACAATGGATATTAGAAATATTTAAAAAAAGTCAGGGTGACTTATCGCAACATAGACTTCATACAACTAAGTATGAAGATTTATGTATGTAAGGATATAACATGGCACTTAAAAAATCACAGAGGTCGTTAGTTGCATGGGGTAAACAAAAATGGAGAACCAAATCAGGTAAACCTAGTACACAAGGGTCAAAGGCTACTGGCGAACGTTATCTACCTTCGGCAGCGATTAAGGCTCTTTCTCCCAGTGAATACGCAGCCTCTTCGGCTGCTAAACGAAAAGCGAAGAGAGCAGGTAAACAGGTATCTAAGCAACCCAAAAAGATTGCAAAAAAAACATCAAGATTTCGTAAATTCTCGTAAGGTAATAGAAAAACTAAAAGCAGAACGACTAAAGGAAAAAATAGAAAATGATACAAGCACTAATAGGACCAATCGCAAATCTCGCAGGAACATGGTTTCAAAACAAAGTAGAAAAAACAAAAGCAGATGGACTCGCTAAAGTAGCCGAAGCAAAAGCACGAGCAACAGTTGCTAAAAAAGTTGCAGCAGGTGAAGTAGAGTGGGAAGGCAAAATGGCAGATGCTACAAACGATTCATGGAAAGACGAATTTGCTTTAGTTGTACTACTAGCACCTGCAGTATTAGTCTTCATTCCCGGAATGAGAGAATATGTCAAAGAGGGATTTGAGGTACTAGCAACATTACCTGATTGGTATCAGTATTTATTATATATAGCTATATCTGCATCATTTGGTATAAAGGGTGTAGGTCAGGCAGCAAAGATGTTAAAGAAAAAGTAATGGCTAAAATTATTGAAACAAACTTTGGAACATTAGTCAATCCTGAACGAATAGCTAAAGGAAGTGCATCACCTGTCACAAAGCAGGGAGCATTCTACATATTTTCAATTAGGCTTGACTCAGAGGATGTAAGAGAGTATTCTTTTACAGACAGAACAAGAGCAGAACAAATGAGACAAATACTTATTAGCCACTTAGCACAAAGGATATCAAAAAGAGCATGACATTAAAAACCTTGACATTTTTAGAAATATCTGCTATAATTAATAAGATAGGAAACTATTTTTATCGTAAACACGTTGAGTCTTTACACGCAGAACAACGTAAGCGAGGACTTAGAAGATGAACATAGATATATTAAGAAAAGAAATAGAGGCTGACGAGGGGTGTAAATATGAAACATACCATTGCAGTGAAGGTCATTTGACCGGAGGAATCGGACATTTGATTACTGAGTGGGATGAAGAGATATATGCAGGACCTATCGGCACACCTATATCTGAAGAACAAGTACAAGAGTGGTTTGAAAAAGATGTACAGACTGCTATAAATGACTGTCAAGATATATTTAATGATTTTGATTCTTTACCTGAAGATATACAACACGTATTAATTAATATGTCTTTTCAATTAGGAAAGCCTCGTTTATCTAAATTTAAACGCATGATTGCTGCAGTAGAAGTGGGAGACTATCGTGAAATGGCACTTCAGATGGAAGACAGCAGGTGGTTTAAGCAGACAACAAACAGAGCACAACGTTTGATTGATAGAGTTGTAAAACAGGGTGTACCTATATGACAACAAAGAAAAGAGAACTAACAGAGAGACAACAAAAGTTTTTAGAGGTTTTGTTTGACAAAGCTAATGGAGACCCTGTACAGGCAAAACTACTTGCAGGATATTCAGAGCACTCAGGAACTTCTGCTATTGTCGCATCTATGAAAGATGAGATAATGGAAGAGACACAACTGTATATGAGTCGTAATGCACCTAAGGCAGCAGTAGCTATGGTGAGTGGTATGGATGACCCAACACAATTAGGTATTAGAGATAAACTTGGTGCAGCAAAAGAATTATTAGATAGAGTAGGTTTAATTAAAACTGAGAAAGTACAAGTAGAGGCATCAGGTGGTGTTATGATACTACCACCAAAGAAGAAGTAATGGATAGAAGTTTAGGTAAGTGGAAGCTCCCACAACCAACAGATTTAAAAAACGAAGAACAAACAGAGTGGATACAGATACCACGCATAGCAAGAATAATACCATTTGGTTATAAGATAAATGAAGAAGATAAAGAATTACTTGACCCTGTACCTTATGAGTTGGAAGCATTAGAACTAGCAAGAAAATATATTAAACAATATTCTTTAAGACAAGTTGCTAATTGGCTAACAACTAAAACAGGAAGAGAAATATCTCATATAGGATTAAGGAAAAGACTACTACATGAACGACAACGTAAGAACAAGGCTAGAACTCTTAAACGATGGTCTGAATACGCAGAAAAGGCGATACAAAAAGCGAAAGCCATCGAAGAAAGCAGAGTCGGAGCAAAAGCCTAAAGTAGTAGATGACATAGAGGCTATACCTGTTGAAGAACAGAATGTGGTCTTTAAACCAAACGAAGGACCTCAAACAGAGTTTCTTGCTTCTCCTGAAAGAGAAGTGTTGTATGGTGGTAGTGCAGGTGGTGGTAAGTCATATGCAATGTTAGCAGACCCACTACGTTATATGAACCATCCACAATTTAGTGGATTACTGCTTAGACATACAACAGAAGAGTTGAGAGAACTTGTTTGGAAGTCAAGAGAATTGTACCCTCAAATATACAAGGGTATCAAGTGGTCGGAAAGAAAGATGCAATGGGTAGCTCCATCAGGTGCAAGACTATGGATGTCCTACCTAGACCGAGACGATGACGTACTAAGATATCAAGGTTTAGCCTTTAGTTGGATAGGCTTTGATGAATTAACACAATGGGCAACACCATTTGCTTGGAACTACATGAGGTCAAGACTTCGTTCTACTGCTTCTGATTTACAAGTGTATATGAGAGCAACAACAAACCCCGGAGGTCCGGGACATCAGTGGGTTAAAAAAATGTTTATTGACCCTGCACCTTATGGAAGAGCATTTGATGCCACAAACATTGAAACAGGAAAAGTTTTACAATATCCTGATGGACACAGTAAAGCAGGTGAAGCGTTATTTAAAAGAAGATTCATACCTGCTAGATTATCTGATAATCCATATCTCTCAAGTCAGGGAGACTACGAAGCGATGCTTCTTTCCCTACCTGAACACCAACGTAAACAGTTGCTTGAAGGTGATTGGGATATTAAAGAAGGTGCTGCTTTTACTGAGTTTAATAGGGATATTCACGTTGTTGAACCTTTTGACATTCCAAGAAATTGGGTCAAGTTTCGTGCTTGTGATTATGGTTATGGTTCTTATAGTGCTGTGTTGTGGTTTGCTATTAGTCCAGATGAGCAACTTATACTATATAGAGAGTTGTATGTTTCTAAAGTCCTTGCCACAGATTTGGCAGAGATGGTACTAGACTTAGAATCTGAAGATGGTAATATAAAGTATGGAGTTCTTGATAGCTCACTTTGGCATAAACGTGGAGATACAGGACCTTCACTTGCAGAACAAATGATACAAAGAGGATGTCGTTGGAGACCATCAGATAGAAGTAAAGGTAGTCGTGTGGCAGGTAAAAACGAAATACACAGAAGACTACAGGTTGACGAGTTTACAGAGCAACCAAGAATGGTATTTTTTAATACTTGTACAAATACTATATCTCAAATACCTGCAATACCTTTGGATAAAAAAAATCCTGAGGATGTAGATACAAGAGCAGAAGACCATATCTATGATGCACTAAGATATGGAATTATGTCAAGACCAAGATTTAGTATATTTGACTATGACCCTATGGGCAGACCACAAAGTAGTATGCCTGTAGCAGATGCAACGTTTGGATATTAATATGGCAGAAGAAGATATTACACTAGATAGTGATTCTATAGCATTAGAAGACACTGATAATTCTGAGGTAGCTGATGCAGGAGTGAGTGGTATTATTCCTTTTATACAGGAACGATACGACAGAGCAGAAGACTATAGAAGAAATGATGAGGAACGTTGGTTACGTTCTTATACAAATTATAGGGGGATATACGGAAGTGATGTTCAATTTACTGAAGCAGAAAGGTCAAGAGTATTTATCAAAGTTACTAAGACCAAAACTCTCGCAGCTTACGGACAAATTGTTGATGTATTATTTGCAGGCAACAAGTTTCCTATTAGCATTGAGCCGACAGTGTTACCTGAAGGTGTCGCAAAAGATGTCAGTTTTGACCCCAAAGAACCTGAAGGTTTACGTGAAGAAACTGAAGAAGCTAGTCCTTATGGATTTGCCGGTGATGGCATGGAACTTCCTAAAGGTGCTACTGAAAAAAGTCTACTCGATAGGCTTGGTCCTTTGGAAGAAAAGTTGGGCGATATTGAAAACCTTAAAGAAGAGGTTGGTAAAACTCCTACAGCGATAACATTTAGTCCTTCCATGATTGCTGCAAAGAACATGGAAAAGAAAATAATAGACCAACTACAAGAGTCAGGTGCAAGTAAACAATTAAGAAGCACTGCATTTGAGATGGCTTTGTTTGGAACAGGGGTTATGAAAGGACCTTTTGCTACAGACAAGGAGTATCCTAATTGGGATGAAGAGGGTAATTATAGTCCTGTTTTTAAAACAGTGCCATCAACATCTCATGTATCAGTATGGAACTTTTATCCTGACCCTGATGCAAACAATATGGATGAGGCACAGTATGTTATAGAAAGACACAAAATGTCAAGAACGCAACTGCGTTCCTTAAAAAAGAGACCATATTTTAGAGATGCTGTTATAGATGAAGTTATAGAGGCAGGAGAATCTTATTATAAAAAATATTGGGAAGATGACTTATCTGACTATGCACCTGAACATGGCATATATCGTTTTGAAGTATTAGAATATTGGGGTATGTGTGATGTTTCTATACTAGAAGAAAATGGTGTAGAGATACCTAAAGATTTAAAAGAGCATGATGAGCTACAGGCAAACATATGGGTTTGCAATGGCAAGTTATTAAGAATGGTTCTTAATCCATTTAAACCTGCAAAGATACCTTACATGGCAGCACCTTATGAATTAAATCCATATTCATTCTTTGGTGTTGGTATAGCAGAGAATATGGATGATACACAAACATTAATGAATGGTTTTATGAGAATGGCAGTAGACAATGCTGTATTGTCAGGAAACTTAATCATGGAAGTTGATGAAACTAATTTAGTTCCGGGGCAGGACTTATCTGTATATCCGGGAAAAGTGTTTAGGAGACAAGGTGGAGCACCGGGTCAAGCAATCTTTGGAACAAAGTTTCCAAATGTATCAAATGAAAATTTACAGTTGTTTGATAAAGCAAGACAGTTGGCAGACGAAAGCACAGGCTTTCCATCATATGCTCATGGACAGACAGGTATAACAGGTGTGGGTAGAACTGCATCAGGTATATCTATGCTCATGAACGCAGCAGCAGGAAGTATTAAAACAGTTATCAAGAATATAGATGACTATCTTCTTAGACCTTTAGGTGAGGGTTTATTTAGATTTAATATGCAGTTTGACTTTGACAAGATGATAAAGGGAGACCTAGAAGTTGTTGCACGTGGAACAGAAAGTTTGATGGCAAACGAAGTAAGAAGTCAGAGACTTATGTCATTCTTACAAGTTGCATCTAATCCTGTGTTAGCACCTTTTGCTAAGTTTAATTATATAATTAGAGAGATAGCTAAGTCTATGGAGTTAGACCCTGAAAAGGTTACAAACAACATGGATGAGGCAGCAGTTCAGGCAGAGTTGTTGAAAGCCTTTCAAGGTAATCAACCCCAACCACAACAAGAAGCACCCCCTGCAGGAGCTAACCCACTTGACCCAACAGGAGCAGGTGGTGGTATCATAGGAACAGGACAAGCACCTATTCCGGGAGAACAAGGATTTGCAGGAAGGATGCAGGATGGACAAGGACAACAAGCAGGTGTTGAGCCAACTGAAAACGTTGGTGAACAACCCCAAGCTCCTGAACAGCTTCAATGATTATTTAGACGTGCAGATACAGGCACAATATAAAATCATGGAACAGAGTAACGATATGCTTACTGTTCATAGGTCACAAGGAGCAGTGGCTACTTTAAAAAGATTAAAATTATTAAGGGATGAAGTCAATGGAAATGCTAACTAAAAAAATGCTTGGAGATACAGACGTAGCAAAGGCTGAAGAGCCTAAGTACGATTACAGTGATGAGAACTTAACAAAGTTACCACCACGAGCATTAGAAAGTTATTTAGCAAAAAAGTATGGAACTGATAGGTATGTTAGAGAAAGAAGCTCTGTATTTGAAGAAGCTAGTAAAAACAAAATATCAGATAGAGAATCTATATTAACAGGACCTGAGTTAGAGGCATTGTCTTTAATATTTGAAAAACAAATCAAACAAATGAAAAACAAAGCCAAGGGTGGTGTAGCAGAGCAAATGGAATTATTTGCAGAGGGTGGACTCAAGGATGAGGGTAATACAGTAGACCCTGTATCAGGCAACGAAGTGCCTCCGGGAGCAACACAAGAAGAAGTAAGAGATGATATACCTGCACAGTTAAGTGAGGGAGAGTTTGTATTTCCTGCAGACGTAGTGAGATATATTGGCTTAGAAAAACTTATGAATTTAAGACAAGAGGCAAAAGCAGGTCTTGCACGTATGGAAGCAATGGGTCAGATGGGTAATGCAGATGAAGCAACACTTCCTGATGATATACCTTTTACTCTCGATGATTTAGACACAAGAGAAGAAACTGAAGATGATGTTATAAAGGCAAACATAGGTACGTTTGTACCACCTAGATTTAACACAGGACAGCCTTATAATCCTAATATAAATCCTTATCAACCGACAGGAGTAGTCCCTACACCTTATATGCCTTATAAACCTGCGACAGGAGCAGGGCTACTAGGTGCGTCAGCACAGGGAGCACCTGAAACTGAAAACAGAAGATATGTAAACAAAGAAACAGGTCAAGTAAGAATGATACCTTTTGTAAAAGCAACAGGACAGTCTTTGTATCCAATACCTGAAGGATTTGTATTTGAACCTGAAGCACCAAAAGAAGAAGCAAAAACAACTAAGGTGCAAACAACTAAAGTACAGCCTGTTGATACAGACAGTGGTGATGACGATGCACAAAGAATACAAGAGGAAGAAAAATATGGTCTAGGAGGTGGCAGAATATCTCTTGGGGGAACAATAGCAGATAGAACTAAAATGGTAGGTACAGGAGTAAAGTCTAGACAATTAAAAGGTAGTGTACTTGGTTCTACTACATTTGGTATTGGTTATAATTTTCCGGGTGGCATACTTCCGGGATTATCCACTATAAAAGCTGTAACAGCAGGTACAGGTAATCTTCCAGATGGTGCAAGTGGGAATTTTACATTAGATGGTGTCACTATAACAAAGTCGGCTACAGTGACTAACGCTATAATTAAAAATCCTAGAGGTCCTGAAGCACTTAATTTAATTAATCAACATAAAAAAGGAAGACAAGTTTTAGATGATTTAAGAAAAAGCAATCCTAACTTAACAAATAAACAAACAAGAGATATAGTAAATGCTATGGCTCAAACAGTTGTAGATGAAAAAAATATAATTAGTGTTGAAAATATAGACGATTCAACTAGAAATAACTTTGTATCTGCAGTTATGGATGCTTCAAAAAATGAAGATGGCTCTTTTAATGTTGAAAATTTTAATAGCTTACCTGCCAACGTACAAGATACTTACAATGAATCTGTGACTCAAATAGAAGATGAGCAACAGTCTTATGTTGACCAAGGTACTTTTGATTTTGGAGGAACTCAACCGGGACAAGATGTTACAAGTCTAGGAGGTATTGGAACTGATATAGACGATGATGATTATATGAAACAAGGTGGACTTGCAAGTAAAAAGAAACCAAAAGTTAAACGAATGAAGAAAGGTGGATTAGCTTCTAAAAAATAATCCACATAGTTGGCTACTTATCCCCCAACAATAATTGGCTACGATAACCCCAAGGAGTAAAAAATGGCTGAACAAGCACAAGAGATGGTGGTAGATGCTACACCAAAGAAAACAGCATTTATGAATAAACGTTCTACTCATGAAGATAGAATTAAAAAAGATGAGGAAGAATTAGAGAAATTAAAAAAAGAAGCATTAGGTGAAACTGAAGAACCTGTTAAAGAAGAAGAAAAAGCAGAGGAAACGGAAGAGCCGAAAAATGCTGAAGAGAAAACCTTTAAAAAACGTTATGGTGATTTAAGGAGACACTCTCAAGAAAAAGAAAGAGAGTTTCAAAAGCAACTTGATGAACTAAAAGGTCAGCTAGAAAAGGCTACTAAAAAAGAAATCAAGTTACCTAAGTCCGAAGAAGAGATAGAAGAATGGGCAAAGGAATATCCTGACGTAGCTGCAATAGTAGAAACTATAGCTACAAAAAAGGCAAGAGAACAGTCAGAGTCAATTAATCAGAAGTTACAACAGATTGACGAACTGAACGCACAAACTGCAAAAGAAAGAGCAGAAGTAGAATTACTTAAAATACATCCTGACTTTGCAGAAATAAGAGAAAGCGATGATTTTCATGTATGGGCAGACGAACAGCCAAAATGGGTACAAGATGCCCTATACGAAAATAGTGAAGATGCAAGGTCAGCAGCTAGAGCTATTGACCTTTACAAATCAGACAGAGGCATTGGCAAGACAGACAAGGGCAAGAGTAGCAAGGGTGCTGCTTCGGAAATTAAAGCGAAAAATACAAGGTCTGTTCCAGATGCCGAGAATAAGTCTAATAAGATATTAGAATCGCAAGTACAAAAGATGTCTGCAGAAGAATACGAAAAAAACTCAGACATGATAATGGAGGCGATTCGTTCAGGGAATTTTGTTTACGACATATCTGGTTCTGCTAGATAAGTAGTTGACAAAAGGTTATTTATGGGTATAACTATACATAACCAAAAGTGTGACCTCTCCACGTGGACAACTCACATTATATAAAACTTGGAAGCCTACCTGATAGAAAAGAGCCTATATTTGATTAGCTATTAAATATACACCTCAACTACTATTAGCCGATGACGAGTAAAACTGTCGTATACTTTAGATAGTCACATAACTAAACGTATACATTTGTTTATTTCAATGGAGATAAAAATGGCATTTAAAACTGCAGCAGGTTATGGTAATCTGCCTAATGGTAATT